CCTAAACCTTGACACCTCAACCTACCAGGGTCGCTTCGTGGTGACCATCATGGGTGCACTAGCAGAGATGGAACGTGCCATCATTGGCGAACGTCAAAAGGACGTTCATAGGGATAGGCGAGCCCAAGGAAAGGTTTGGGGTGTAGACCTCGGACCTAAATCCAAAATCCCTCTAGAGGTCATGGAGCGCATTAGAGACATGCGTGAGAAAGGAATGTCCTATCACGCAATAGCTACTCAACTAAATGGTGAAGGTATTCCTACAGCCCTAAACGGTAAGAGCTGGCACGCTTCGACAGTGCGTAAGGCTTTACTGTAGCTGTGCTGTCCAGGCAGCCTTAGTCTGTCTGTCTGGCGCAAGAACCGGCAGTGGCCACGCGCGGTCATCGTTCAGTGCTGACGCAGTAAACGACACATGGATGTGCGCGGTATGTCCATAGCCTTTTCCACGAAACTTCCACCACGTTGCCCTGTATGTGCCAGACGCAATTTGATCTTCGTAGACTACGTATTTCAGCCTGTCAGATCCAGGTAGTTTAGACATGGCATACAGAACAAGCTCATCTGTCAACCTGCGCGCTGTCCGCCCATTGCGCCATAAGCCTTTGCCCATGTTTTCATCAATGTCAATTGCGTAGACCCAACCTTGCTGGTCTGGGTTGTGATCTGACACGCGGTCCTGATGTGCCCTGTCGCCAATCCAACCATCTGATCGCCTGTCCCTATCTGGGAACCTACGGTCGATCTGCTCACGTAACTTTACTCCGCCAAGAACAAGTCTTGGAGTCCTAGCCATGCGCTCTCCAGGTGTAGTAGTTAAAAGGTAGAGGGCGGGGCTTGATTACTAGAACCAAGCGTCCCGCCCTCTATTTATTTTTTGATACTGCTCTCTCCCAAGAAGTATCAAATCTCTTACGTGTACACTATATACCTAATTTACCTGAGGTTTAGGTATTGTCGGAAGCAGTTTCCTCAACTGGTGTAAAACTTCCAAAGTTTCCATCTTCCTCTACCGGGGTAAGAATTCCACCAACAGGCTGGTTCTCATCAGGCTCGACATACTCAACGATGTTGAGGCCAAGTTCCTGGGCAACCATAATCTCTATTCGTGCACCCTTGCTTTCTTCCCAGCCTGGAAGGATAACCACGGTGTCAGCCTCAAGCAGATACTTGAATGCCTCACGCATGTATTCCTCACGCTCGCGTGTCTTGTCACCATCAAAAAACTCTGACGGTGAACAAACTTCAAACCCAACCATGCGGAACTCAGCTGCAACCTTGTTGAACAGGTCGTGGTTGTAGTTTTCAACCTTTGTCATTGGACCACTTAGGTAGAGCTTGTTCATGCCTTTGGTTGCATTGAACTCTTCTACAAGATCCTCGTTTACTGCTTTATTTTCTTCTGTCATTGTCTCTCCTACGTTTAGCGAGCAAAGCGGTTTGCCATGCTCCAGTCAACCTCGGCAGTTGGTACTGCCCTTGGCACTAACATGCGGTTTGTTATCTCTGCACGTGCGCCAACGCCGATAACCTCTAGTCCACGGTCACGGATCTTGCGCTCAAATGCGATCTGTGTCATTGGACGTTCTCCACGTTCATCAGACCACATTCTGTAAACTGCATACAGTGCCTTAACAGGCAGCCTGGCTTCAGCACCTTCACGAGTTTCTTCATTTAGGAAGATACCGATACGGTCCTCGTTCTTACGATACATGTCTGCTGCCTCGCTAACTGCGGTGCACCAGCCTAACGCATCTCGTGCCTGTGAGCCAAGTAGTTTGATTGCGCCTTCAACTGCCCACGACAACACAGCGGGTAGCGCACCTTCAGGATCAAATATGTAAGCCTTTAGATCTGGATCTGGATTCTCAGGAACCTTTAGCCATGGGATTGGACGTAGACGACGCCACATTGCCTCGTCGTTGATAATAGGTCTGTGATTTGTTGTAACCCAAAGTTTTGCCTGCGACTGGAAAGTAAAAGGTTTCTCGCCTGGTGAACGAGCAGAGATTTCAGATGAACCAGTAAGTTTCTTAACTGCGTTTTCCTTCATGCGCTCGCCATCTGGCAACTCATCAACCCAAACCATACGACGACCACGAAGCTCAGCCCAGTGATAAAGATCTGATCCATGCGACTGACCATCGCCCTGTGCAAGGATAGATGAGTCCAAAGGCCATGCGTATTGTGATGTACCCATTGCCTTTACAAGAGCTTCAACAAACGTGTTCTTACCGGATCCAGCAGGGCCATAGACGAGGAACATAACGTCGTGGGTACGCATACCAGTTAGCGAGTAACCAGCTGCTTTTTGCAACCATTCCTGTAGTTCCTTGTCACCATTAGTAGCATAGTCAACAAACTGTTCCCAACGCACGTTGCGCATACCTGGCGTGTAAGCAACAGGTGCACGTCGTGTGATGTATAAGTCAGGTCGACCTTTTAGAAGTTCTCCTGTGCGAAGGTCAATAACTCCGTTGGCAACACCAAGTAAGTTGATGTCACTGTCCCAGTTTTCTACACCAACGACAATTCGTGGATCAGATGTAGCGCTTTCAATTGCACCTGCAAGTCTAGAGTTTGATTTTGCCTGTTGTGCCCACTTGATAACTTCTGACTGCTTGTCTCCGTCCTCATAGTTCACAACCTCTGACGCAATGATTGGCGCAAGCTTTTTTGTAAGCTCACGCATTTCAAGCTCTTCAATGTCTGGCTTCCAATATCCACCGTCCCAGTGGAACCAGCCAAGACCAGGTGTGTAACGAATTGCAGGACCAAACGCATCAACAAGACGACGGCCATTACCAACGTCAGACAGTGTGCGCTTACCAGGTGTACCACCTTCGCCCTCACCAATTGCGTCAGTGTCCTTAGGAACGTCCATGTTTAGAAGATTAGATGCATTACGAATTGAATCGCCGTCTTCTACAGACTGCGAGACAGTTCCACCAATTGTGCCAGGCATACGCTCTGTTGGAATGTAATTTTCGTTCTTAGGCTGAGAAGTACTGACAGCCTTTGTGGCTACTGCCTGTTGTGTCTCTTCCTGCGAACGTTGAGCCCATTCCTGTAGTCCAGGCCACAGACGCTCTGTCTTAGGGTGTTCGAGCACAAAGTCAATTGCACGTCGCGTGTGCATCAACAGGGAGTTAGGTCCTTCAAGCTCCATAGGAGGACGAACCTTCTCAGCGTTGAAACGAATCATCATTGTCTCAACAGCAAGGCGACCAGCTTCAGTGTTTACTGGGAACTTGTTTGCAAGTGAACATGCAAGCTTAAAGATATCAACAGCGCGTGAACCTTCGTCAATTCCGTCGCGTAGCATCTTGTCAACGTCGACACGTTCTCCACCGTATTCAAGATCATCAAGCCAACCCCACTCTGCCTCGCCTAATGCGTTTGCAGATCTGCGGTTGCGCTTGCGCAACACCTGTAGTAGTTCCTCAGGCGCCTCAGCCATCTCAATTTCCCACGGCGCGTGACCTGGAACCCACTCATAGCAGTTACCAGAGAAGTGACGTGATGGTGCAATCAAGACGTAGCCGTTGTGCTTGATGTCAATACCCTTTAGGTCTGACTTGTTCAGATTACCAACCAAAGCCTCATTGTCATCACACTTGTAGAACAAGTGACGACCACGAGCTTGTCCACCCTTGTAAGAGTAGTTTCCAGTTATAGCCTCAACGGTTGGTGGCAATGCGCCATCTAGCAAAGCCTCAAACTTTTCAAATGATTCAGGACCACCAGAACGTGGATCAATGTCAATAACAAAGAAGCCTGATGCTTGGCAGTGAACACCGATGTTGTTTTCAGGTGCCTGTGTATACCAGTTAGCTACAACTTCAAGATCAGATGTTGAGCGAGTATTCCACTCAGGAATAGACGGGTGCTTGCCCACGTCCTTTGGCTCATTGTGTGTACTGCCGCAAGTGCAACGCCCACCGACAATTCCATAACAAGGTAGAACCTTCCACCCCTTTGACGCGTACCAAAGTGCGGCATTTTGGAGACGACCCTCCGCTGACTCCCAGGTTGATGACATTTAGGCCCGCACCTTCTCGCGTGGCTGTGAAAGTGCCTCAAACCACTGTGCCGCATCTGACGCTGATATATACGCCCGCTCGCGACCAGTCTCAGTCGTAGTCAAAATTGCAGGTAGTTCGCCAGAGCTAATTGCTCTAGAAACTACTCTTGCCGGAATTCCATATGCCGTCGCTACCGCCCTCACACTCATGCGTCTTTGCATCTGTTGCAACTCACCACGTCCTCTCGCGTCAAAAGCTAAAATGCCAATCCGCAACATGGTTGTACTAAACTAAACGTTCGTACATCACTTCATCGTGAATCTACGGTTTGTGCAGTTTGCGGAATTTGTAACAGTGCAACTATAACGGGCATCTACCTGTTATGTAAACCATGTTGACCCGTGTTTCACCATTTTACAATTTTACTGTGGGGCCGTGGCTCCTAACCTATACGCAGAAAGAACTGTAGGAACTCACATGGACCCTATGGCAATTGCCGGAATCGTCATCGCTATCACCGGCGCCATCATTGGACTTACTCAGGTTATTTTCCCGCTATGGCGAAAGGTCAACAAATTGTTCGACTCGTGGAGTTCGTTTGTACGTGACTGGAACGGTGAGCCAGAAGAGCCTGGACGCGAAGCTGTTCCGGGGGTTATGCAACGCCTAAACAAGCTTGACGGAGAGTTGAGTCATAACGGTGGCAGCTCGCTAAAGGACGCAGTTGACCGTCTTGAGAAGAATCAAGACAAGTTATTTAGAAAAATTGAAGAGGCAGAAGAACAAAGAGTAATGGTTCAGTCAACGTTACTTGAGGCTATAAAGGCTCTTTCTGCTGCAAAGGTTTCATCAGACGAAGTTAAGTCTCGCGCACGTAAAAAAGCATCTTAGGCAAAATAGCCTTAGTCTTTTATTCAATAAGAAGCAGTTCCGCCACACAACGGCGTTGATCATTTTATGCCTAATAATGCTTCCCTATAGATATATAGGTACACTTGGCATAATGCTTTAGTTTATATTTTGCTACTTACTTTGGTGCCATATGTGCGTTACTTTTGGCGTTACTCTAATTATAATCCTTCTAATGAGTATTCCCCGCTCATTGGATTGGAACTGGAGAATCATGTCCTTAGTGGAGAAGTTAACGCAGGCAGCGCCAACTGGCGCAGGGTTACCGTGCAAGATCGGAAGCCTGCTGCAAGGAACACAGTTATCAAAAGAGGAGCGCGAGAAGCTTGCCGAGGTACTTGAGGTGCCATACGGCTCACCAAGCAGACTACCAAATACCGCGATTGCCGCAGCCCTACGTGAAGAAGGATTTGACGTTGGAGACGCTGCCGTAAACAAACACCGTCGCGGATCATGCCGCTGCTTTGGGAACAGCCCAAAGTTTAGTCTGTAGGCATCATGGGACTACTAGATAAACTGACAGAGCTGTCAGTCCCAGGACGCCAAGGATCAGACGCAAGGGTAAACAACACGCCCGAGGCATGGAGACCACGCCTTGAAGTTGGAGATGACGGCGGTTACCTAATATCTACCGCGCGTCCCGCAGGTGAACTACCTGACGCCGCAGAACTACTTATTGAATTTGGTCTAGAGCCAGAGCACTGGACAGTGTTATCACTACGACGTTCAAGATGGCAAAACCATGCAGGTGAATGGCTTGAGGCCGCACGTGTAAATGTTGCGCCAATAAAACCAATAAGTGAAGATACCGCAGACGTAGAAGAGCTAGCAAAGAGCCTTCAGTCATGGAAACCTGGAAAGAAATCTAAAGAGACAACTGGTGAACTTGCGTTTGTATTTGCCCCTAGCGATCAACAGATTGGTAAAAAGGCAAATGGTGAAGGAACGCCGGAGACAATTGAACGAATACTCTCCGCAACCGAAGGTGCAGTCCAACGACTCCACGACCTTCGTAGTATTGGTCGAAAGATTGGTACGGTTGTTATCGCCCTTCCTGGTGATCATGTCGAGGGCAATGTATCTCAAGCCGGAAAACTCCAATCACACGCGGCATCAGACCTCGGACTTACAGAACAAACACGAGTAGCTCGTCGTCTTCTACTTGCACAGGTGAAGGCGTTTGCTCCGCTAGCAGACCGTATCTTAGTTGCAGTTGTAAATGGCAACCACGATGAAGTAAGTCGACAGGTAGCCCTTGATCCATCAGAAGGATGGAACACAGAGATCGCAAGCTCGGTGCAAGACGCCTGTGCAGAGAATGAATCACTAGCGCACGTCGAGTTTAGGTATCCCGCAAAGGACCATCAAACCCTAGCAGTCGAGGTTTGCGGAACAATGCTAGGACTTTTCCACGGTCATCAATCAGGTCGTGACGTACTGAAGTACCTTGCGGAACAGTCAGCAGGCATGACCGCACTTGGCGGCTGTGACGTTTGGCTGTCAGGGCACTATCATAACTATAAGGTAATGGACGTAGGTTCTCGTTTCTGGGCTCAGTGCCCTACCGTAGACCCTGGTTCAGCCTGGTTTAGAGATCGACATGGCTTAGAATCTAATTCTGGGATATTGACAATGGTTATCGGAGATGGTCATGACCCTCGCCAAGACGTTAGTATCATTCCGGCGGTGAGATCTTCTAAGGCATAGAGAGGTGGCGTAGTAGTTGATTAGAAACAAGCGCTACCTAAAAGATGCCCGCAAGAGAGTTCTGCGTGAAGCAGAGTCAATGGTAATCAACCCAGAGATCGAGCAATCCGACGAGATCACTCGTATCGGCGTTGTTTGGGCTGGAATTCTTGACCTTGATGATGTTCTCCCACCAACCACGGTTGCGGCAATGCTTGCAGCCAGTGAACTAGTGCAGGCAACCAGTACATCGGACTCAGAGCAACATTGGGTTGGTGCTGCCGCGTATGCGGCAATGGGTGCTTACAGCGAGATCGACGAGTCAGATTCGCAAGAGGGTAAAATAACGCCATCACAACCTATAGGTTTTGCGGCTCCAAATCCACCTCACGCCTAGACTTTGTTTGGTACTATTCGTAGGGTAAATATACCTGACTCCCAAACTGCAGAACGGAGTTCCAGTGAGCTGGTCTAACGACGTCGTAACGCGTGTAGTTACAGGCACGTACCTAACTGGACGTGGCATTCCCGCAAAGGGACGTGTCACCTTCACCCCTACCGCGCGAGTTGTTGATCAAGACGACGCCGTACTTATTGAAGGTGCCGCAGTCGCGACACTCAATGCTAGCGGCAGTTTTACAATCACACTTCCTACGACGGACAACACACTTCTTACACCCGCAGGTTGGGCTTATGAAGTAAACGTTCGTCTTTATGGCGTAAAGCCACAAAAATTCTTTATCTTTATTCCTTACGGCGACGGATCACCAGTCGATCTTAGTCGTGAGCTAAGTTCTGCCACAGCAATCGCTGATGCAACACAGCTTCCACCAGTTCCACGCGGTCCTATTGGCCCAGTCGGTCCGACAGGTCCTACAGGTTCTGGCGTCCGTGTACTTGGTTCATACGCAAATCTAGCTGCATTAGAAGCAGCTCACCCGCTAGGCGAAGTTGGCGACGCATACATTGTCGGAACGAATCTTTATGTCTGGGACGACGAAGGTACCGAGTGGGTAAACGTTGGTCCGTTCCTTGGACCTACAGGTGCCACAGGTGCATCTGGCCCTACTGGTGCAACCGGTCCAACTGGCGCAACAGGACCACAAGGAATTCAAGGTGTCACTGGACCACAAGGTGAAGTTGGTCCTCAGGGTGCACAAGGTATTCAAGGTGATGACGGAGAAGTTGGACCACAAGGTCCTGCTGGTATTCAAGGTCCAACTGGTCCTACAGGCGCACAAGGCCCAACTGGTGTAGGCTCGACTGGTCCTACAGGTTCACAAGGACCAACTGGTCCTACAGGCGCACAAGGTGCTGCTGGTGTTGGCGTAACTATCTATGGAGAGTACGCTGATTACGCTGCTCTTGTAGCTGCGCACCCAACAGGTATGCCTGGTGATGGATACTTCACAGCTGATGGTAGTCTTTGGGTTTGGGACTCTGAGGCAGAAGACTGGAACAACACAGGTAATCTTGAAGGTCCTACTGGACCTACAGGTGCTACAGGTTTAACTGGAGCAACTGGTCCGACAGGCGCTGTTGGTGCAACAGGCGCAACAGGTCCTACAGGTGTAAAAGGTGACGTCGGTGATACTGGTCCGCAAGGTCCTACAGGCGCAACCGGTGCACAAGGACCTACAGGTGCACAAGGTGTTCAAGGTTCTGTCGGTGCGACAGGCGCAACCGGTGCGACAGGTGCAACCGGCGCGACAGGCGTTGCTGGACCTACAGGTCCCACTGGTGCAACGGGACAACCTCTTGAAGTAATCGGCACATACTCAACTCTTTTAGCTTTACAAACTGCGCACCCAACTGCTAACACAGGTGATACTGCGTTTGTTGGTACACAACTTTATGTTTGGGACCAATCACTTGCTGGTGGTCTTGGCGACTGGGAAGCTGCAGCAGACCTAGTCGGTCCTACAGGCCCAACTGGACCAACCGGTGCGGCTTCAACTGTGACAGGCCCAACTGGTTCACAGGGACCAACAGGACCAACTGGTCCGCAAGGACCTGCAGGTCTTGATTCAACAGCCGTTGGTTCTACCGGACCTACTGGTGCAACAGGTGCTACTGGCGCTACAGGTGCCGTTGGTGCTACTGGTGCAACAGGTGCTACTGGCGCTACAGGTTTACAAGGTATTCAAGGTGAGGTTGGCCCAACTGGTCCTCAAGGTGTAACAGGCCCAACGGGAGCTACTGGTGAACAAGGTATCCAGGGTGTCACTGGTCCTACAGGCGCTACTGGTGAACAAGGTATCCAAGGCATTCAAGGCGCAACAGGACCTACAGGTGCTACAGGTATTCAAGGTGAAGTCGGACCTACTGGTCCGCAAGGTGAAGTTGGACCTACAGGTGCTACAGGTGCGGACTCAACTGTCACGGGACCTACGGGTGCAACTGGTCCACAGGGTGAAGTTGGACCTACGGGTGCAACTGGACCAACAGGTGCTACAGGCGAGGTTGGAGCAACTGGACCAACAGGTGCACAAGGTATCCAAGGTGAACAAGGTGTCACTGGACCAACAGGTGCGACAGGTGCAACGGGTGCGCAAGGTATTCAAGGTGTAACTGGTCCAACTGGTGCAACTGGTGAACAAGGTGTAACTGGTCCTACTGGTTCTACTGGCCCAACAGGCGCGCAGGGTGTAACTGGTCCAACTGGTGCAACCGGTGAAACTGGCACAGGCGTCACAATTCTTGGCTCATACAACTCTCTTCTTGAGCTTGAGACAGCGCAGCCAACTGGTAACCCAGGCGACGCATATCTAGTCAACGGTGATCTTTACGTTTGGGACGCAGTTGGTGCCGAGTGGGACAACGTTGGAAATATCCAGGGACCAACTGGTCCGACAGGTGCCACTGGTCCTCAAGGCACAAACATAAACTTTATTGGCACGGTTGCAACAGTTGGAAATCTTCCAAGCTCTGGTAACAGTATAAACGACGCATACATCGTCTCCGCAGATGGAAATCTGTATGTATGGGACGGTGACTCTTGGAACGATGTTGGCCAGATCGTTGGTCCGCAAGGTGACACGGGTCCTACGGGTCCTACGGGTGCACAAGGTGTAACAGGACCTACGGGTGCTCTCGGTGCGTTTGCAGTTGATGACTCAACTCCACCAGCTTCTCCTGAACCAGGTGATGCCTGGTTTAACTCCGTTGACGGCAAGGTCTACGTCTACTACGATTCATATTGGGTAGAGGTTGGCGCCGCACCTGTAGGACCTACAGGACCACAAGGACCTACAGGTCCGACTGGCGCAGAGTCAACAGTCACTGGACCAACAGGTGCAACGGGACCAACAGGTCCACGTGGACTTCTTGGAACAACAGGACCAACAGGTCCAACCGGTGCAGATTCACAGGTAACTGGTCCAACAGGATCGACAGGCCCGACAGGACCAACGGGACCAACGGGACCTACTGGAGCTGATTCACAAGTAACTGGTCCAACAGGACCAACCGGTCCGACAGGTCCAACTGGCCCAGTCGGCCCAGTCGGTGCACCTTCAACTATCACAGGACCAACTGGTCCAACCGGTCCAAGCGTTACGGGACCAACTGGTCCAACTGGACCTACAGGTGCACGCGGTGCATTTATCCCAGACGATTCTGTTCCACCAGTATCACCGGTCGAAGGTGACACCTGGTTTAACACAGAAAACGGCGCGGTGTTTATCTACTACGACGGTTTCTGGGTTGAGGTTGGAACATCAGAGTTTGGTGGAGCTACAGGTCCTACTGGACCTACCGGCTCCGCAGGTGCGGCTGGACCTACAGGTCCTACAGGTGCACAAGGATCTCCTGGAACTTCAATCAATGTTCGTGGAAGTGTTGCCAACCCTGCGGCGCTACCGCCAACAGGCAACGCGGTAAATGATGCGTACATTGTAGATTCAGATGGTGACATTTATATCTGGGGTGGCTCAGCTTGGGCAAGTGCAGGACAGATCGTTGGTCCGCAGGGTGTGCCGGGTGCAACAGGTCCTACAGGTTCTATCGGCCAGTCAGTAATTATTCAAGGTTCATACCCAGACTACACGGCGTTCATTGCTGGAGCTGGCGCAAGCGCTGGAACAGTTGGAGATGGTTGGCTAATTGAAGCCGAGAACACCGTGTTCGTTTACTCAGCAACACAAGGCTGGATCGACGCAGGCGCAACAATTGGACCGACAGGACCAACTGGTACAACAGGAAACGTTGGCCCAACAGGACCGACAGGCGCCGCTGGAACAAACGGAACTAATGGAACTAACGGCGAAGTAGGTCCGACTGGTCCTCAAGGACCAACAGGTGCGACTGGTGCAGCCTCAACGGTAACCGGCCCAACCGGTTCTACTGGTCCTACTGGTCCTCGTGGCGGTATCAAGTACACAGTTACATCGGTACTTAGCGATTACCTATTTGATAACGTTGCTGGAACAAACCCAGACATTACCGTTATCCGCGGAGAAGTACACTATTTCGATGTGGCAGCTCTTGCAACAACAAGATCATTTGCACTTCGGTTGTCAGACGGAAGTCTTACTGCAGTACCAGGTACGTCAAACAACAACACAACCGTTGGTCGTGACAGCACATCGCTAGACACAATCATCGTCTACGACGTCCCGCTTGACGCGCCAAGCCAGATCATTTATCAGTGCGTTGATAACCCGCTTATCCAAGGAACAATCCAAGTTGTTGACAAGATCGGTGTACCAGGACCAACTGGCGCAGAAGGACCAACAGGACCTGCAGGTGAGAGTGTAAGCACTGCAGTTGTAAACACCGCCTTTACAAGCACATGGACAGGAACAGGTCTTACCTTTACAGGAACACCAGTCACCGCATCATACGCAAAGGCCGGAGCGATAGTTTCATTTAGAATTCGCGTTGGCTTTACAACCGTTACCAACGTGGGTACTGGTCAATATCAGCTCACTCTTCCGTTCAGCCCAACAGCTGGGCAGACTATGGTGTTCAACGGTGCGCTAATTGACAATGGCGGAGAGTTTGTTGTCTACGGTCGCGCTGAGGAAGGTTCACCATTCGTGACTCTTTGGTATCCTGGAACTAACGGCGCGTTTACCCCACTAACTGGAGCAGCACCAGTAACGCTCGATACAACAACTACAATGTACATCGCTGGCACGTACATCACCACAGATTAGAATGAACCGAGAGACGAGGACCGCGTAGATGGCGATTGACTTCCCAGGTACACCAACACTTGGTGACCAGTACACATACAACGGTCAGACCTACGTGTGGTCTGGTTCCTTCTGGCGTCTTGTTCGTACCTCAGCAGTTGGACCAACCGGACCAACTGGTCCAACAGGACCCGCCTCTGACGTTGTCGGGCCAACCGGACCGACAGGACCAACTGGTGCAGCAAGTACTGTCACGGGTCCAACAGGTTCTACCGGTCCAACAGGCGCAACAGGCTCATTTGCCTTCACACCTTGGACTACGTACACTCCAATTTGGACAGCCTCGGTGACAAATCCAACACTTGGCAACGGAACACTTACAGGTCGCTACGTTGCGATGGGTCCAACAATTGTCGGAGAGATTAGACTTCTTTTTGGATCAACAACAACACGTGGATCAGGTACCTATCGCTTTTCGCTACCAGCACTTGGCGTAGCCGAAAACTTTCAGCCAATGGGACAGGTTATTCTTCGTGATGAAGGACCAGGCATCTCCTACTTTGGAACTTCACTTTTTAACAACAACCAGGACGACCGCATGGAGATGTGGCTACACTCGCAGACAGCAACCTTCGATGAAGGTGTCCCGATCTCTGATTCAACTCCAGTGATCTTTGGAACCAATGACAGAATTCTTGTTCACTTTATGTATGAAGCAGCGATTGGTTAGGAGATAAGAAAAAATGGCAATTGACTTTCCTAACTCACCATCAGTAAACGACACGTTTACTTCTGGCTCAACAACATGGACTTGGGATGGTACCAAGTGGAACCTAGTTGTTACAGAGCTTACAGGTCCAACCGGACCGACTGGAGCAGTTGGCCCAACAGGCCCGCAAGGTCCTACAGGCGCAACTGGACCTGACGGCGTTTTTGCAACTTCATCAGCAACACCCCCAGAAAACCCAGCTGTTGGCGACGCGTGGTTCAACTCCGAGACTGGACAGATCTACGTTTATTACGACAGCTTCTGGGTAGAGTCTGCTTCATCAAACGTGGGTAACCAAGGTGACACTGGTCCTACAGGACCAACTGGTCCTATGGGTATTCAAGGAATTACAGGACCAACCGGTGCACGTGGCGCAACAGGACCACAAGGTTTACGTGGCGAAACTGGACCAATTGGACTTCAAGGATCTACAGGTGCAACTGGCGCGGCTGGACCTACAGGTCCTCAGGGTCTACTAGGGCCTCAAGGTGACCGTGGTCCAACAGGACCAATAGGTGACGCTGGCCCAGTCGGTAGTGAAGGACCTACAGGACCGGAAGGTCCAACAGGACCGACGGGACCTATCGGTACTACAGGCCCAACAGGCCCTCGTGGATTCGTCGGACCTACAGGCGCACTTGGACCTACAGGCGCAACGGGCGCGAGTGTTATTGGAGCTACTGGACCAACAGGACCAACCGGACCATCAGGTGGACCAACAGGTCCAACAGGACCAACGGGTGCTGCTGGAATTACAGGTCCTACAGGCGCACGTGGTCCAACTGGAGCTGAAGGCCCGATCGGACCAACTGGTTCTGCTTCTACCATTCCTGGACCAACGGGACCGACGGGACCGCAAGGTGTATCAATCACATTTAGAGGTTCAGTCGCAAACCCTGCAGCGTTGCCTTCAAGCGGTAACTCCGTAAATGATGCATACATCGTTGACTCTGACGGTGATCTTTATGTGTGGAACGGAAGCGCCTGGCAAAGCGTGGGTCAGATCGTTGGACCTCAAGGCCCAACTGGTCCTCAAGGTGTAACAGGCCCAACGGGAGCAGATTCATTTGTAACTGGTCCGACAGGACCAATAGGTCCGCAAGGTGTTACTGGTCCAACTGGCCCAACCGGTGCAGTTTCAACTACACCTGGACCAACTGGTCCCACAGGTGCAACAGGTGAGGCACTGCAGATTCAAGGAGCAGTTGCAAACGTTGAAGACTTGCCACCAACAGGAAATGCTGGTGACGGTTACATCGTTGGTAACGGAAATCTTTACGTATGGGTTCCTGCGTCTAGTGCGTGGCTTAACACCGGAAGTATTCTTGGACCAACAGGTCCTACAGGAAGTACTGGCCCGCAAGGCGCACCTTCGACTGTCACTGGACCAACAGGCCCGCAAGGTATTACAGGTCCAACGGGTGCTACAGGGCTGACTGGTGCAACTGGTGCAACTGGTGCAACTGGTCCTGCGTTCTTCCCGCTAACAGGCGTAACCTACACAGCAAACAGAACACTTGGCTTACCCGATGCTGGAACGCTCGTAAAGATGAACCTTGGTTCCGCAAACACGGTAACTATTCCACCAGATATTACAACTAACTTCGATGTTGGAACACAGATCGTCATTGTTCAACTTGGCGTTGGACAGACAACTTTTGTCCCAGGCTCCGGTGTAAACATCTACAGCGAGGGAAGCAAGAGAATCACAAAGGCGCAATACGCAACCGCTTCGCTAATTAAGCTTAGCGCGGACAGCTGGCTTCTATCTGGTAACTTGACGGTGTAACCATGCTGATCGCACAGCACGGTATCTTTAACACAGTTGAGTTCCCATTTGTTCCTGTGTCGTGGTCACAGATCGGGACCTCCTCATTTGGCACAAGTAACATAAACACTATTGGATTTGGCAACCTTCTTTATGTTGCGGCAGGAAACGCAGGCAAGCTTGCAACAGCCCCTGACGGAATAACCTGGACACAACGTACCTCGTCATTTGGAACAACGCAGATCTGGTCGGTGACCTACGCCGCAGGCATCTGGGTTGCAGTTGGCTCGCTAGGCAAGCTGGCAACGTCAAGTAACGGAGTAACCTGGACGCAGAGGACATCATCATTTGGATCAAGCGTTATTCTTGATGTTACATACTTTCCTGACGCCAGTGTGTTTGTAGCAGTTGGCGGAGACGGAAAGCTGGCAACATCGCCAGATGGAATAAACTGGACGCAGCGCACATCGTCATTTGCTACATCATTTATCCGTGGAATTGACTACAAACTAGGAACTCTTGTAGCAGTTGGAGACGACGGAAAACTTGCCACCTCGGTAACCGGTCTAACCTGGACGCAGCGCACATCGTCATTTGGCACAACTAGAATCTACGGAGTATCATCCGCAAATGACAAGTTTATTGCCTTTGGAGCAGGTGGAAAACTTGCAACTTCAGCAAGCGCACTAACATGGACGCAGACACCCTCATCATTTGGAAGCTCCGATATCCGAGCAGTATCCTTTGGAGGAAACGGCGTATACGCCGCGGCAGGGCACGACGGAAAGATTGCAACCTCATTTGACGGCTTCGGTTGGGTACAAAGACCAAGCTCATTTGGAATATCAAATATCAACGGTATCTCAATGGGTACGTCAAGGTCTGTAGCAGTCGGTGACTCTGGCAAGATTGCCATATCAATCTAGACAACTTTATAGTAGATTTACCCTAGTAAGGAGGATAAAGTATGTACACTTATGAGGTAACAGGAACACCTCCAATGTGCAAGATTCTAAAGGACGGCGAGGTCATCGACAACAGCGGCCCATGGGAATCTACCGAGGCAGCTACCAACTGGGCAGAGGCTTTTGTTGAAAAATGCAACAATGGATACGTGCCATTCTCAGAGTAAGTTTACCAGCTACAAGATACAATAAATACCACACGACACCCTTGAAAGTGAACGGAGATACCCATGGCAGCTATTGACTTTCCTAATAGCCCTGCCCTAAACGAGGAGTTTACCTCGGGCGGACACACATGGGTTTGGGATGGCACCAAGTGGGAAGTTAGTCGTGTAGCACCGATCGGACCAACTGGTCCTCAAGGCATCCAAGGTCCAACAGGTCCTCAGGGGGCGACTGGACCGCAAGGTGCACAAGGTGATCTTGGACCTACTGGTGCAGTATCAGAAGTGCCTGGACCAACAGGAAGCACTGGACCGACAGGTCCGCAAGGTGTAACAGGTCCGCAAGGTCCAACGGGTCCTCTAGGACCTACAGGGGCCACTGGACCGCAGGGTAATGACTCGTTTGTAACAGGACCAACTGGACCAACAGGACCTCGCGGTGTGACTGGCCCAATTGGCCCAGCATCAACTGTCACTGGTCCAACGGGACCTACCGGTCCAACGGGACCTACTGGTAAGTTCACAGCATCAGCAACTCAGCCGGACATCGAGACCTCGACAAATGGCGACGCGTGGTTTGACATCAACACCGGAATTACCTATATATTCTATGAAGGTGTGTTTATCGCAGCCGCTGGTGGTAACCAAGGATCTACCGGACCAACAGGTGCGCAGGGGTCATTTGCAGTATCAACTTCGTGGTGGCTAGGTGCATAATATGTATAGAATTACTTCATCTAAGGAAGCTTTCAAAATGACTAAGACGAACATGAGAGGTGTCTCCTAATGCCAGGATTTTTAGGCGGTAGTACAGGCGGTACAGGTACCGGCGGAGAGATTACCTTTCCAAAGGAGTTCATCGATCCGGTAACTAAACTCCGTGTCAGTCAGCCTGAAAACCTGATTGATACAGACTTTGAGTACGGCCTACAGCCTACCAAGTGGGAAACCGTTGAGCTTATCAACAACACTCCTTCGTTCTTCTCTAAGTCCGGTGACACGACAATCCCTGGAATTGTGTCCATCACAACTAATAACGGTACACGCGAGATCACAGTTGTAACCGCCCTTGAGCACGGCCTTGCACCTGGTATTCCAATTAACGTAACTGGAACAAAGTCAGTCACTGCAGACGGCTCATACATCATCAACTCAGTACCAAACACTACAACTTTTACGTACCTTTGCAAGGACAATCAAAACGGCGACAACTCGATTGAAGATCTTTACAGCTCGATCATCACAGGCGAGTTCTTCCAAGGCTCGCAGCTGCGTATCTCCGATGCAGAAGGTATCATCACCGACGGCGAGGCGGTATCTACTCTTACCGTTAAGACTGACTCAGTCCACGGCTTTGGCGTAAATACACCGTTCTACTTCCTAAACCTTAACTCTACTATCTCACAGGAGTTCGAGGCTGCAAACACCGCAGCCAAGTCCTTTGACTCCTCAAACTCAGCGACCGCGCAGACATTTGATGGTTCTAACACCCTGTCTAGCGTGAACATTGATTGGTCAAACTCTGCAACAGTTGGTGGTGTAGTTAGCCCTATCGGTGGAGCTGGCGCAAATGTTACTAATGACACGATCACAGTAACTCATGGAACTGAAAACTTTGTTGGTCAACCAGTTGGAGCACCACTCTATTACGACGTGTCAACGTCTTCTGGCTACTTCTTTACAAACCCTCGCGGAGTAGTGTTCCTAAAAGAACTAGTGTCATCTAGCTCTTCAACTTCCACATTTAAGGTAAGCGCCACCCCAGACGGAGACGTCATTGACATTACAGCTTCGATGTCTGGAACATTCCAGCTTGCAAATCAAGCTCGTACTTTTGCTGGAAACAACCTAAATCCACTTACTCAAACTACTCTTACAGTTCTACAAGATACTGCAATTGTTTTTGATGGCGGTAACCAAGGCTACGCAGGTGCAGAAACTAATGGTCTATGTAATGTTGAGGGTTATTCAGGTACTATTCTAGTAAGCACCACAGCTGGTGCTGGTCTTGACTACTACGTCGGTGCGATGGTTCGCTACAACACCACAGGTTCTGCTGCCTCAGGTTTAACTAATAATACAACTTATTTCATCAATAGCATTGTTGCGAATGCAACTCCTAACTTGTATAACATCACGATAAAAGCTCTTCCAGATTCAGCGTCTGCGCTGGCTCCTACAGGAGGAAGTGGAACTCAGACTTTTACAAAAATTGGTGTTTCAGTAGATAAAGATATAGTTCATGTTAAAGATGCAAACTTTGCAGTTAAAGACATGATCGAGTACTCCTTCCCAGTAGGAGGAAGATTTACTGCATCAGATGATGGAGAGAAGCTATTTTACTTTGTACAAAAAGCTTACGACGCACATAACTATGAATTATCACAGCAGGCAGATAGCTTTACTGTAGCTACTGGTGGAGTAGTCTCTACTGTTGTAGCTAGAGGTAGAACCTATAACGTGCACACCTTTACTACCGTTGGCACAAACAACTTTGTTGTTTCCAACGCCGGAAGTGACCCAACCGTTGAGTACCTACTAGTCGCTGGAGGCGGCGGTGGAGCAACCGATGGTGACGTTGGTGGCGCTGGCGGTGGTGGCGGTTTCCTTACTGGAACTGTAAGTGTTACAGCACAAACCTACGCTGTTGTAGTTGGAGCAGGTGGCGCACGTGGTTCTGGACCAGACGAGACTGGTGTTGGTGGCGGTGCAAACGGTGGTAATGGTGGAAACACAACATTTGCTGGTTTAACTGCTGTTGGTGGCGGTGGTGGCGGTACTCGAGGTAGCGCTGGACAAGCTGGTGGTTCTGGTGGTGGTGGCGGTGACGCTTCTCAACCTGGCGGTGCTGGTACAGCTGGACAAGGTTTTGCAGGTGGCGCAGGCCCAGGTATGAACAGCAGCGCCAACCGCGACTCTGGAGGTGGTGGTGGTGCTGGTGGTGCAGCTATTGCACCTAACATTGCTGGACCAGGACGTTTTAGCCTTATTGGTAGAGGAATATTTGCAAAGGGTGGAATTGGTGCTCAAGCTGGAGCACAACGTCTTGCTGGAGCTGATGGAACTGGAAACGGTGGAGATGGAACTCGCGCAGGTGGTTCTGGAATTGCAGTTCTTAGATATGCAACTACCGCAGCAGCACCAGTCGCTCCTGTAGCAACAGGTGGAACAATTACATCCGCAACCGATGGTGACACGACATTCCGTATTCACACCTTTACAACTGCTGGTAGCTCTTCGTTTGTTGTAACTAATCCTGGAAACTTAGGTCCAGCAGAGTACATGGTTATTGCAGGTGGCGGTGGTGGTGGTGCTCTCGGCGGCGGTGGTGGTGCTGGAGGTTATTTGACAGG